ATGCTCAGATGCACATCAATATTTTTGGACTCGAACTCACACTACGTGTGGTCGAGGCCTGGTGTTCAAACTGACGTATAATAAGTATAATAGTGCAATAGTACTATTAGTGCGTTAACATTCTAATTCTCTTTCAAGCCCTGCCCCTTTCGAGGTTTCGGAGACCTAATCGTCTCTACTCTTATAAGAATAAAAGATAGGATGAGAGCCCAGATCACTTATTGGTTATGATCCTCGGAGCTTATTTCTAAGCCCTACTCCCTTTCCCTACCCTGCAACCTAGCAATTTCTCTCCCAGCGCTCCAAATCGGAGATCCGAGCTGCTAGTCCCGGAGTTAACGGCGATCTCAACTTAGAGTCGAGTTGCCGCCACAATTTCGCCAACAGTAAAGGATTTCTAGTAAGGACTTTATCATCGTCCCTAGGTCGATATTCTCCACTCAATGACGGAATTCTAATAGCCACGAGTTTCTCCTCCAATTCGCTGAAACGAATATGAAGATCTTCGAGTAATTCAAAGACTTGATGAGCCTCAAAAGTGAGACCCATACAAAACTCGTAAAAGGCTAATAACTCCTGCTCAATGTCCTGTAATTGTCGGAAGACGTTTTCCATCTCCTCCCAGTACAAGACCATTGAGATTTCACTTCTAGTCCTATCGGAGATAGGTTGAAGCTGAGATCCAAAGATCCCAACAGGATTGTCTAAAGGTGATTTGACCGAAAATTGACCTTTATACGGGTCAAGATTCAGCCCTTCGCCAGTCTCAAACCTACATATCGACGGGTCGGCTCCGAAGAGGGTTGCAACCTGATTTCAGTCAGATTGTTTTCTTTCTAAGGAGTCAGCCAATCGGTTATACACTCTAGCTTGATACTCCCAAAGTACAGCAGGCCAATTGTCGGCAAAATTGATACGGTTTAAACTAAACCGCTCAATCCAACCAGCAATAGAAGTCTGCCCTACAACAGGAGCATAAAGAAGATGTAATAGGTTCGCGACTTTCTTAGGCATGGCGTTTAACCGACATACCAATCTAGCCTTTACACGGAAACCCTGTCCCATTATAGTCAAAGCATTAGCAACTCTCAAATCTCACTTCTTAATAAAAGCGATCATTGAAGATAGGTTACCTCTAGCAGCGAATAATTCCTTAAACGCCACCGGAGAGCAATCTACCTTAGCTACATAGAATCGTTTAGCAAATTCAAGACCTCCCTTACGAGAGATCAAGCTCTTCGCCAAACCAATTCCAACTCCCAGCTCGCCCATAATACGGACGTATTCCCGAGCGACGAGACCGTTCGCAATAACGATATCATCACCCAATACTGCATAATCTCCAAACCATCTGAAACTAAAGACTTTACTATCCACTCACTTAGACGCAAGCCCATGCTGATTAGCATGAACCACCATCGCCGCTCACTGGACAATAAAATGGTGTGTCAATGCAAGCATTGCCCACGACGATAGAGCACCCATCGGTTGCCCTACCGCATACCTTAAGGACTTTCTTACATTACTGCAATAATAATCCCGACCAACTAACAAGTTAGCTCATGCCGAAGCACGATCTCCAAGGTAAGGTTCAAGTAATAAAACCTGAAGCCGAACCGGAAGACGATCCGTCGCAGCCGATAAGTCATAGCACCAAAACTTAGTAAAACCAAGTTTTTGGAGCCGCTCCACCGGGGCAACTTGATTAAAGGTACCATCTTGTTCTATATTTGCCAAATAACGGAAGATCATTTTATGAAGAGGTTTTAACAACCAATTCGTAAAAGGGTCCACCATGGCAAACACCCGAACCTTACCAGCAGCCTCTTCTTTGAGTCCTAAACGACCCAAATTAGCTACTCGGCAGTCTGAGTACATGGCCTCTTCAGAGAACATAAAAATATATTCCATGATAAGGTCATTTCCAGTCTGACACGCCCAATCTTCGATTAGGTGCATCGGACCTTTCACTCAAGCAACCGAGGCACGAACGATAGAGAAAAGAGAGGTCGAGATTTGCGTCTCGCCCTTCAAATCACTAGTCGCCGCGCTTTTAGAGATGCTGAAAGGTTTGAAGAGTAGTTTCTCCTCAGATCAATTGGATCAAGGACGAACAGCCCAAAATACAGAGATTGCTCTCCGTATCTCAGGTTGAAGCCCAGACCAATCTTTTCCTGGATTGGTAATCGTTGAAAGATTTAACTTACCTGGAAATTCCAAAACCCTATACAGGGCCAGAAAAGACAAAGCAAGTTGAATCGAGCGGCGATCACCAAGCAGGATTTTACTCCTTAGAATACTAGGGAGGATCCGAGGTACCCCCTTCCCAGTTCTAGACACTGCTACACCCAATGATTGGACAGCAGGAATTTTCATCCCTGCTGCGGATTGCATTACTAAGACATGGCAAGCTTTTAGGTATAAAACTAAAAACTTGACATTATTCTTAGCTACAATCCTGTAACAAGATCTAGAAAAGTGAAGACTTATACGTACAATACCGTCAGTTCTACGACCAATTACCACAAGAGCGATCATAAGTAATCACTCAAAGGTAATCTTTCCCGCATTTCTACGGAAAGAGCCATTAAGACTTTTGATCAAAAACATTGACATAGGCAACCGATTAGCATAACGTTTTACTTTTCCAAAATTCGATCTAAATTTCTTCATTTCATTTGTTATTTATTTCTCTATTACCTGCTCTACATATCACTCCCGCTTATCCAAAGATAAGCCCTTAAGTTCAATGCATTACTACAAGAAAATAGGATATTTCTATGGTCCTCACCTGCGAAGGTGAGCCTTTAGAAATAGCTAATACCTCCATATCAATGCTTCCGATGAGAAAGCTTAACCTCAGTTTCCATCTATTTCTAGACAGGCTGCAGGCTCCCACTTAAGGGCAGTCTCTCAACTGTTTAGGAAGTCATAGCTTATACCTTTCGATACCGCTACAACACCTAATCACTTTTCTTCTTACGAAGAAAAGAGAAGCATTACGCTCAGAGGGATGAAAATTCCCACTCCATGCACGGCCCCTTGAGGCCAGTATTTTGTGTAAATCCTCGTCCCTTGCGGACGATTTTACGCAAAGTGTAAGGTAATTCCTT